ATTTATCCAGCTCCATTTTGCTTTACCCTGCTTCACATCCATCAGGAATCGGACAAGGCCGCCCCAACCAGCAATGATCAGCAGAGCCAGCCAGGTGATTCCGGCCATGCTCTCTTTGTCTTGCATATGCTTTGCCATAGGTTCACCTCCGGGTTAACGGGGTGCTGTGTGTTTAAAAGGGGTCAGGCCCGTCGGGCTGATTTAACAACGATCCGTATCGAAGATGATTCCCGTGAGCCTGAAATGAAAAAACCCCGCCGAAGCGAGGTTGGATAAAAACAGTTGCTTAATTTCTTTTAAATTAATCCTTCCTCTTTAAGAAAGGAGAGGCCTTTTGAAGTAATAGAAGTGGCGATCCAATGAGAGTCAGCTTTTGATTGCACTGCTGTAATGTATCCCAGTTGGTATAGCTGTTCTATAGCCGAATCAATTTTGTAGGGATGCTCAAAAGGGAAGCTGGTATGTTGGACCGGCACTTTTAAGTTGGGGTCCGTCATGAGAATCATGATTTCTTTATGATGCAGGGTAATAGCCATGTCTAACTCCTCTTTGTGGGGTTAACACGTATTTTACCATGCTTTAATGGGCCATTTTGGAGTGGCTATTTTTCGCACAAAACCCGCCTTTAAGCGGGTTTTTTTTGGTTCTGCTGCTCAGTTCGCTTTAACGTCCCGAGCCTATCACAATTCAAGCAGTTTCTGGCTCACTTTGCAAGTAAAATCTGTCGCCATTTATGCCGAATGTGTCACACATTGGTGCGTACAGCATCGATTCTGCCAAACTTAGCCACGTATCAACTCTGCGTCTACAGGTCATAAAGCACCAGTCGGGATGCTTTTCATAGAGCTCTTCCGCTATGCGGCGTTTGCTCTTCCGTAACCGGTAATGCTCCACCAGCAGGTGGTATAGCTCTTTGTGACCACCCGTAATGAGGACTGCCCCCAGTACCTTATCAATCAGCAGTCCCTCATCGTCTGTGCAGAAAGCCAGGCCGCTTTTGTTTTTCCCTGAGAGTATTTCACGAAAAAACGCCTCTAGTTCTGGCTTCGAGATACCCGATTTCTTCATTCGGCGTAATGCTTCGTTGATGGCTGTTTTGGTAACTTTCCCGGAGGCCAGTAACTGGTTGAACATATTTCCACCACTACCGCCGCCGATGTAGGACCAGCGGCCCCACATGCGCAGCTTCCCCTGAATCCAGATGGCCTCCAGCGTTTTCAGCCTGACCATTTCACCAGCTTTTCCAACCTCGGACGGGTTAATCATTATGCGTTCTCCACTATGCCAGCACGCCAATTGCCAGCGAACGATCCAGAAATCGAAACAGCAGCTCCAGCTGTGAGCCGTGCTTCTCCTCAAATGCCACGGTGTCAGCGTGCAACTCGTCGTGATGCGCTCTGCAAAGCGGCAACACAAACAGGTCGTGCGCTTTCGTTCCCATTCCACCTTGTCCGTGGCCTATCAGGTGATGGGGATCATCTGCTTGTTTGTTACAGCAGACACACTGCTGGGACTTAACCCAGCGCGTCCAGCTCTCGTTTACCCAGCGGCGGCGCTTTGGTCGCAGCATGAATGATTCAGGCGTTTCAGGATCTACGCGAAGACCGAGAATCTTTTTCTGCACCACTTCGCTCGCCGCTGGCTCCGGCACAATATCGCTCTCCTTCATCACCGGCTGATGCTTAATTTCCGGCAATCGCAGGGCTTTTCGGGCCAGCGATTCAGGGATGACGTGCGCCAGATTGTTTATAACCAGCCACCAGCACAACTCGGGGATCGTCAGTTGATGGTCTTCGTTGAACCCCAGCTGTGAGCGGATGACCGTTATCAGCCAGGATACCAGGTTCTCACGCGCAATGCCTGCCAGCGTCTCTGTGTACTGATCACGCAGCAGATTATCGCAGGCCCAGCAAAGGCGGATGCTGCCAGGCTCATGCCGGAACAGCGTAAAATTTTCGCTGTGCCACGAGCCGTGCGGATACTGGCATTCAAAACGACGCTCCAGCTCAGCCTCCAGCGCGCTGATACCGCCCGCGCGCAGAATGACGTCTTTGTTTTCGAATACTGGTTTTAAAACCGGGTCTCCTGCCAGTGGCTGCGTGGCGGGAGGGATAGCGCCAGTTGCGTAGTCGCTGTATTTTTCCGGTGCAGGCTCAATCAGTACCCGCCCTCTCCTGAACATCGGCATGAGATCAGCACCTGGGCGAAGAAGAACAACGCCCATGCGTGGGGCAATCTCAGGGGTTAGTAGTGCTCTCATATCATCTCCACGTCAGGCAACTGCACGAAAACGTCGTATGGTGATTTCTACTTTCCCTTTCTTCACGATGTTCCCCCACTCCACCAGCATGCGCTTAACCTGACTGTCGTCTTCCCAGACGCCTGTTAGAGTCAGGGCATCGAACAGCGCTTTGTTGTAGTTATCGATATCCCGACGGCACTGATCCGGCGGATACAACACTATGTGAACCTCGGCCAGATCAGAGGATGGCCGGGGAACGGCCCGCAGTTGCTCAATAATCGCCGCTCTCGCTGCCTGCTGGAACTTGCGCCCTGTCTCGCTTACCAGATGCCTGCCTTTCAGCGGTCCCTTGCTCGGGGCGCGCCAGTAACTATTTACGCTCGGTGGAAATGGTAAAGTCAGTTTCATTTAGCCCCCTTAAAGGATCGCTACAACGTCTTTTGCAACTTCCCGCGTACTGCTTTTGCAGGAGATCGAACGGCGCGCGTTGATGAATTGCAGGTTAAAACCATGCTCCCGGTACAGGTCGAGAACCTTCGGTGCAGATGAGTTTGAAATTACTACCCGAGCCCCACGGTGAAAGGCTGATACGCATTGCTTCGCCAGGTCTACCTGGTTCTCCCAGCTAAAACCACCAGCGGCGTAGGCGGTGAATCCGGTTGTTCCCGGCATCGGTTCGTAAGGCGGATCGCAGTAAACCACATCCCCTTTCCCGGCCAGGCTGATAGTTCGGCGATAGTCAGCAGTCATGAAGACGCAGTTATGCGCCATAGCCGCGAAGGCTTTCATCTCATCCATCGGGTAATACGGGGCCTTGTAGCCTCCCCAGCCCACATTGAACTTATTCGCCTGGTTGTAGCGCATCAGGCCATTGAAACAATGCCGGTTGAGATACAGGAATGCAGCTGCGCGTTCAGTAGCATCCAGCGTCTGAGCGTTGAACTCGGAACGGATCAGTTCATAGCCATCTGGTGACCGCATGTGCTCGAACATCCAGCGGGCCTTTAATTCCACTTCATCCGGCACCACCGCTAACATCTGATACAGATTAATCAGGTCCGGGTTAACGTCCGCCAGCAGGTAATCTGCGTGCTTATCGCTGTTCAGGAATACCGACCCACCACCAACGAATGGCTCTATCAGGCGTTTCCCTGCCGGGATATGCACGAACAGGTCAGCCAGCTGGGTATACTTTCCACCAGCCCACTTAAGGAATGGACGTTGCCATGTTTTCGAGGTCATAGCTCACCTCTCTGATGGCAACACGCTACAAGCAGCTTCAGGAATCGATAACGGCTTTCAAAACTAAAGTAGTCTCGGGTGCAAATAGCGGTTTGGCGACGAAAAAATACATCATCCTTCCACCAGGAACGCCAGTAGCGCACCCTGCGCCAGCGAATGAATTCGTAGACAACAACAACCAGAGGTTTAATTACGGGGATATTTTTCATGACCGGAACCCCGAGTTTTCTGGCAATGAGTAATCAACCCCTTCGAAGCTGGCTCGCGAAATCGACGCCTCCTGGCGGGAGCTATTGAGTGGAACAGAAAGTTTTAACGACAGCTCATCCCATTTTTCCCGAAGTTTCGACGGGCTAAGCACGTTTTTGCACCAGAACGAATCTTTGTTGGCGCGTTTGAAAAGTGAGCAAATTTGTTTATGGGTTCGCCCGTCCTGCATCACCATCAGGCGCACCTCATTCGCCCATGCGGTCCAGTTTGGTTCTTTAGGCCGAACTACCTCACCATCACTTTCAGCGGCCAGTTCGTACATGCTGATAATTTTCCCCCAAATGAACTCGGCGCAGGTTAAATCGTCCTGGCTTCCCCACTGCCGCTTTGCAGCGCTGTACACCACCGCGTCAGGATGTCGTGACAGAAATTCATCAGCAGAGCCCTGTTCGTCCGGTTGCGAAGCGTCCGGACAAGAAGGATTTATATCTGATGGATCAGTAGTTGATTTTACTGACGGATCCCCCCCAGATTCTGACGGGTCAAAACTGGTTTTTTTGGTGGATTCCGACGCCTCAAATTTTGAGGGGTCAATTTTTGACGCATCAGATTTTGACGCATCAGATTTTGACGTGTCAGATTTTGATGTGTCAGAAACTGACAGGTGAGAAAATGCCGCTTTCTGTAGTTTGGAAACGTTGAGCTGGTAGACGTTCGATGCATTACGGTTGCCGTTGCGGCGCTGTGTGCGAGTGAGCCACCCCTCTTTCTCAAGTGCAGCTATCGCCGTTCTGACAGTACTTTCACCAGCGCCAATCTGACGGGATATGGTCGCAATAGAAGGCCAGCAAACACCCTCATCGTTGCTGAAGTCAGCCAGGCGCGCCATGATTGCCACGCTGGATAGCTTCATCCCCGAAGATGCACAAGCATCCCAGACGTATCCTGTTAATTTAGTGCTCATGATCGTCCTTTATTTCTCTGAATTTACGTCTGAATTGCTCGAGGGGGCTAAAGCATTCATGCTCGTACCCTTCACGCAGGTATATAACGCGCTGTGTTTGGGGCTCCCAGCGTATGACCCTGACCGGGACACCGTAGTGATCTCTGAACCATCGGTTAAGCTCTCGCATACTTTCTCCGCCTGGCCGTTAAAGTCCCCTACCACCCACTGAGCAAACTGGTAGCAGACAGGCTCGAACCCGCCTGGTACTCTTACCCCATACACGAACTGCACCGGCCCTGCTCCACCAGGAACCGGACGCGCTACAAGTTGCGACCTGCGGTATTGTGTTGATAAACTGTTCATGCGTTAGTAATCTCCACTGATAACGACACGCCACGACGCCAGGAGCTGCAACTCGCTGGCGTCACTTCTTTTTGCGTGAAAAAAGCGTGATGATTGCGGCAATCTCTTCTTCGCGAGCTGCCAGGTGGCGGCGGTGATGCACCATGATTTCTTCGGCCTCATGCCTTTCAATAACGCCATCTTCAAGCGCCTGTTCGATAATCTGATCAACCTGCCCCCTGGCGGCTGAGGTACGCATTGCCCGGCTGAACAAGTCCACGCGATCGAGTTCTTCCAGGTGCGGCACATCCACCAGCAGCGCACCACGGCGGCGAGCGAAGTAGTCAGCCAGTAACGACGTGTTGGAAATGTCTTCCATCGCTTCCAGCTCGCTGACTTCGAAGAAACGACAGCCGTTTTTCTCGTAAAGGTTGTTGTTAAACTGTGTTACCGTCATTCCCAGTGCGCCAGCCATTGCTTCGCGCCCACCAGGATATGCTTTGCACATCGCTTTGACGGCTTCTTTGAGGTTTGGCTCTACCATATTGATTTTCCTTTTGTAGTTACTTTCAAGCAGCTGAATCTGTAGCCTTTTGGTAAAGGCTGGCGTCGTACTTCAGCTTGCCTTTCGTAATTCGTTCGATGACGAATGCTTGTTTTTGAGGGATGACTTCACCCCATCGGCAAACTGCCGGGTGGGAAATACCAAGAACACTTGCGGTTTTTGATACACCTCCGAAGTGTTCGATAACTTCTGATTTACGCATGGTTCCTCCTGGTTAACTTACGCCTTAAAGGTAACAAAAGGTACATTAAATAGCAAACAACAGTTACAAGGAATCCATGTAACATTGGTTACATGAAAACAGAGATGAAAGACCGAATAAGATCCCGTCGAGTCCAGCTCGACATAACACAGCAGACCCTAGCTAAACGCTTGGGGGTAAGCCGTGTTTCCGTAACAAAATGGGAGAGCGGCACTACTAAACCTGATGGTGAGAATCTCCATCAGCTGGCGGTGGCGCTGCAGACAACTCCAGAATGGATTCTTTACGGTCGAGGTGAGGAAACGCCGGATGATACAAAAGTTATTCCGTTCCTTAAGCCACCCACGGCAGTTCCTATTATCTCCGCTGTTCAAGCTGGGATGTGGACTGATACTTATGCATGCTCAAGGCTTTCTGATGTGATTTCATGGACGCAAACCACTGCAAACGTTTCTAATGAAGCATTCGGACTGGTAGTTCGCGGGGAGTCTATGACTAACCCTCATGGTCTGCCATCCATCCCAGAAGGATCGATCGTTATTGTTGAACCGCACTATGGTCAATTGGATGACCTTTACGGAAAAATTGTAGTGGCAATACTCGACGGCTCTGCTGAAGCTACCGTTAAAAAGCTGGTATGGGATAGCCCTTTCGCATACTTGATGCCACTTAACCCTGCCTTTAAACCCATCCCGATAGATGGTAATTGCCGGATTGTTGGTAAAGTGGTTCAGATTACCCAAAACATTTAAGTTACTCATTTCTAAAGCCAGATCTCCTTCTGGCTTTTTTTTCAATCCACAGGTAACAAAAAGTACATAGCTCTCTTGACCATATTGGTAACTAAAGGTACATTTAAATCACATTACAAGTACCGGTAGTTACATACTCTGGTGTGGTAGTGAGCATTACGGCATATGGCACATGTGCCGCAGCGGCCTGAGAGTCCCTTTATCCATGCCTCTCAGAACAACCGGAATGTGCAAGCTAAGTGTTCAGGCACGACGTGCGCCCCACCAGCGCGGCGAAAAGGTGTGACACCTTGGAAGAGACGAGGACACAACCAAAAGAGCGCTGGCATGCAAAAAATATCTCGCAGCCGTTGCGGTACCAAAAGCCAGGATGGAACGGCAGAACGCGGTAGTGCTCTTTTTGTTGTGTGGAGATAACTAACTAATCCTTTGCAGAGGACACAGAAATGAAATTATCAAAGTTACGTAACGCCATTGTCTATCGGGCTACTTTGCCCAGTATTGAAGCGGTTGAAGGGCACCTGCAGGAATTGCCCTACTCTGAACTTACAGAAACGGAGTTCGCGCAGGCTTCCTTCGTCCCTAACCCGATTACCGGTGAGCTGGTTACGCCAATTACTGGCGGTTATGCAATCGTGGTTCGCCGCGATGAGAAAATAATACCCCAGCACGTCGTAATGAAAGAAGCCAATGAGCGTATCCAGCGCATCGAAAATGCGTGTGGTCAAAAATTGAAGCGCGCTGACCGTAACAACATTATCCAGGATGCTAAGGTTCAGCTCTGCAAACAGGCATTCATCAAGTCGTCTCTGATCCTGGCCCTGTATAACACTGAAGAAAATCTGCTGATCATTAATTCCGCCAATAAAAATATTGCCAATTTAGTCGGGGCGATGCTGGTTAAAGTGATTGGCTCAGTAAAAACAGTCACGATCAACATCAGTGATATCAAAAACGGCCTGACAACGCGCCTTAAAAACCATCTGGACGGCGAAGAATCAGCCTTTGCCGGGTTTGAGGTCGGTGATTATGTCCAGCTATCCCGCCTGGCAGAACAGAAAGAAGTTATTCGCTACTCTGCGGAACACACTTCCGTTACCAGTGAAATTCTGGAGAGCCTGAACACAGGTTTTATCGTCGATAACATGGAATTAAGAGGCTGCGGCGTCTCTTTTCTGCTTACAGATAAGTTCCATTTCCGGCGGATCGATACCAAGGATAATGATTATTCTGATGATGACGACAAAGCCTACCGCTGGCGTCACCAGGCAGGTACGGACATGTTCCAGTTCTGTAAAGTAATTAACCAGCTTTGTGATCTGCTCGCCTACAAAGAGCCCGAAGAACAAAAACCAGCAGCCTGATTAGAACAGCAGCAATTACCCCATTCTCATGGGTTGGGTTGCTGCACCCTAAAACGCGTTGCAGCGCGTCAGTTGGAGAAATAAAAAATGGGAAAAACAGTACAGCAGTTAATTAAAGATGCCTTTGAGGCAGCTAAAACAATGCCTCCTGCAAATTCAGAACTTATTAAAGAGCTGGCAACAATGCTCGATGTTTCGAATATTACCCTTCGGCAGGCATGTAAAGAACGTGACGCTATGAAGGAAGAAGTTATTTCCTGGGCGAAAGAATGCGATCGAATTGTTGAGCGTCACACAAAAAACCGCAGCAATATGCACGTACTGGAAGCAATGCGCGATCTGAAGAGTATCTCAACGACATCCACCAGCAATCCGGAGGCTGTCTAATGGCTAAAGACTCAAAGCTGGTATATGGCGCGAGTGGCAAAACGAACGTTTTGACGTTCGAACCTGAAAACCTGCACCTGGTTACCGACAAAACGCACCCGCTTTACGATGAGCGTATCCACCTGCCTATCAGCGAGGCAATGGTGCTGAACATCATGGACCAGGGCGTTCTTGAGCCGATTATCGTCTGGAAAGACCCGGAGACAGGGCTGTCTTGTGTAGTCGATGGTCGCCAGCGTGTGCGCCATACACTGGAAGCCAACAAGCGTCTGTCGAAAGAGGGCAAAGAACCGTTACTGGTTCCAGCAGTCGCTAAACGTGGCTCCGCCGTTCGCATGGCGCAGGCGATGGTAAGTGCTAACGAAATCCGCCAGGCAGATACGCCACTGGGCCGAGCAAAGAAAATGGCTGATGCGCTGGAACGCGGGCACGACGAGGACGATTTAGCGCTGATGTTTGGCGTGAGTGTCCAGACCGTACGCGCAACTCTGTCACTGCTGGATGCCACCCAGGCTGTTCGCGATGCAGTGGAGTCCGGAACGGTCACCGTTACCCAGGCGCGTCAGCTGGCATCGCTTAAACCAGAAGAGCAGCGGGAGAAGGTCTCTGAAATCGAAGCGGCAACTGCTGGCACAACCGGCCATGAAAAAGCCCGGCGTCAGCGTCAGATCCTCGGCGAGGCAAAGCCGCGCCTGAAAACCCGCAAAGAAATCATCAAAGCCCTTGAATCAGCCGAGGGTGAGTATGCAAGCGCACTTCGTTGGGTGATTGGGGAGGCGGTATGAATATTGATCATGAGAATTATAGCAAATACACCCTACGTCGGTTCGCCGCCTTGTTCGATGTGATCTGCTGGGTGCTTATTGCCGTAGTAACCGTTGGTATCTGCATGTTTATTGAGTGGTGGGTAGCATGAGCATAGTTGGAGATTATTTCTTTGAGTTCCCTGCGTCTCGCGGCGTTCAGGGCGGAGCGATTGTCCTTATGATGACAGTGCCAGCACGAACCTTGGCACGCGTCCTCGCCAGTGATAATTACGGAGATACTTTAGAACGTTCTCAGCGTGAAATTAACCCAGCGCGTGCTAAGAAATTCTATGAATATCTGGTTAATGCTCACGAAAATAAAGAGCCCTTCATTATCCCACCGCTGGTCGGTAACTGTAACTCTGAGATTGAGTTTCAGGAATTCGGCAATACCAACGTTGGTGTTGTGCGCTTCCCTATGGATGCAGAAATTAAGCTTTTCGACGGCCAGCACCGTGCAGCGGGGATCGCCGAATTTTGCCGCACAGTTGGCGAACCAATCCACGTACCACTAATGCTCACACATAAGCTCTCGTTGAAAACACGGCAGCAGTTCTTTTCCGACATTAACAACAATGTTTCGAAGCCATCTGCGGCTATCAACATGGCCTATAACGGGCGCGATAAGAACGCGCAGGAGATGGTCAGTTTTATCAGTTCACACGACGTCTTTTCTGAAGTCACCGATTTTGAGCATAACGTCGTTCCTGCGAAAAGTGATAAGTGGGTCAGCTTCAAAGCCCTTAGTGATGCCACGGCAAAATTTTCAGATTCCTGCTCACAGGATGATCTTGAGGGGTTGTGGAATGCTTGGCTGATGCTGACTGGTTTAGATGATATTCGCCGCGGTACGAATCAGGCCGAATACAAACGCGAGTATATCCAGTTCCATGCCGTGATGATTAATGCCTTCGGTTACGCCGTCCAGCGGCTAAGCGAAGGCCGGGGAGTTCGCGGGGTCACCCTGATGATTGAGGACCTGGTAATGAATACTGGCATTGCAGAACGTGAAGATTTCTTCCTCATTTCATCATGGGATGGTATTTGCGCCAGCTGTGAGAAAACCAGGCCAACGGTCATTGCGAATGTCTCGTCTCAGAAAGCTGCAGCATCACGCCTGATGGATGCCATCGTGAATAAAAACTTGTCTGTCAGTAGAGGTAAGGAATCAGCCCATGACTAATAACCTGTTAACCAGAGAACGTCTGGAAAAAATTAAATCATGGCGTGACGCCTACGGTGCCGGAAGCAACGTAATGCTGCCAGCTGAAGAGGCTGAGGAGCTGGCTCGCATGGCGCTGGCCGCAATGGACAACGAGCCGGTGGCGCTTCAACCTGAGCTGGCAAAAGTTATCTATCACTTCCGTGACTGGAATGAAGGATTTCCGGTTGAGCGGTTCAAGGCCGACTACGTCATTAGTTGGATGCTGGCAAATTATCCGCCAGCGCAACCAGCAAAGGACCGAGAGCAGGTACGCCGCGAGCACGCAGAGTGGTCACAGGCAACATTCGGTAATGTCGGCCCGGTTGGCCCGCTGAAGCACCTCAGCAAAGAAGCACTGGAAGCCGCTTCCGAGCCTGGCGACCTGTCGGAGTGGGCTGATATGCAGTTCCTGCTGTGGGACGCCCAGCGCCGTGCAGGTATTACAGATGAGCAGATTACCCAAGCGATGATCGAAAAACTGGCGGTGAACAAACAGCGCTCATGGCCGGAGCCGAAAGACGGTGAACCGCGGTTGCACATCAACGAGCAGCCAGCGCTTACTGGCAACTTTCCCATAATCGGCATTGACCTGGCATCCGGTCCGGATCGCACTGTCGAGGTTAGTTACGTTGCACCTCCCGGTTACGTTATGGTGCCAATGAGGTTAACGGCTGAGAACGGCGCAAAGGGGGCGCTATCAGGTGAGTTTTCAGAAACCAAGTTCGTAAACTGCTCGGAATGCTTTGGTGATGATGAGTGCGAAACCTGCGACGGCAGCGGGAGAATTGAAATCACGGTACCTGTCTCCTGGACAACCATCAAAGAAATCTGGGCTAAAGGTGTTGAGCATTTCGCAGCCGCCCTGCAGGAGGTGAAGTGAAAGCGAACAAGCTGAAGCGTCGCCGCTGGCGGCGCATGCGGGATGCTTTGACCGCATATAAGACTGAAGCAAGTGACTGGAAATCGTTGTACCTCGAACGCACTGCAGAAATCGCATCACTACGGAGTCAACGTTTATTGGTTCCTATGCCGGTAATTGTACCAGCGGAAATTTATAACCAGTTTAAAGGGGTAAGGGAGGACCACCAGCTGTGTAAAAGGTGTAATGACGGACTGCGTGGTGGCTGTTCGTCTTGTTCATATAGTGGCAGATAACCGGTTGCAGCCGGTTCAGTGGAGAACAACTCATGAGCGATCGCTTCCTGACTGATGAAGAACTGACAGAGGCCACGGGTTCGCCCCAAAAGTCACTGCAGAAAGAGGTATTAACCCAGAACGGGATCTTTTTTATTGAACGCCGGGACGGAGCAATCAAAACGACCTGGTTTCATATTAACCATCCCGTACAGCGCATACTTCCACCAGCAGGCCATATGCCTATTCCAGGCATGAACTTTGACGCTGTAGAGAGATAATATGGGCCGCAAAAGAGCGCCTGGTAATGAGTGGATGCCGAAGGGTGTGTTTTTCCGCCCTTCCGGTTACTACTGGAAGCCAGGAGGTACTACCGAGAATCTAGCCCCAGCAAACGCTTCTAAAGCGGAGGTTTGGTTAGCTTACGAGAAAGTCGTTGAAGGTCGAAAAAAACTACTCACCTTTCAACAATTGTGGAAAAAATTTTTGAATAGTGCTGACTATGCAGACCTTGCCCCCAGGACACAAAAAGATTACCTGGCACATGAAAAATACTTGTTAGCTGTTGATCAGCGCGCAAAAATGACCAGGTTTCCGGGGTTTTCAGCGTCCAATTTTGACCACCCCGGAGTGTGTGCAACTATCCGATCTTTGGATCGGAGAACCTGGAGTGTTAATC